GACAGAGACTCGACTAAACCAAAGCGCCGGAAACAAGAATCTGGAGCACCGCACAACGGTCACGCCGGTTTCATCGCACAATGAAACAGACGGCCGTGAATGCGTCGGCCGCTGGCCTGCCAACATCATCCACGACGGCAGCAACGAGGCGGCCTTGTCGCTAAAGTCCGGCGCCCGGTTCTTCTACACAGCCAAGGCTGGGAAAGTGGATCGAGAATCCGAGAACAATCACCCCACCGTCAAACCCACCATGCTAATGGCCTACCTCTGCCGTCTGATAACTCAACCAGGCGGAACCATCCTCGACCCATTTATGGGCTCCGGCTCAACCGGCAAGGCTGCAACCATTAACGGCTTCCGGTTCATCGGCATCGAACGCGACCCTGAATACCACAAGATCTCCGAGGCCAGGATCTCCAACCAACACGAAGGGCGCTTATTTTGAACCTAACCGACCTCCAGCGTTCCCTCCTGGACTACCGCCGCAACCTCTACCGGCCGACACCGATGCAGACCGTGGTTGACTGGGCCGAGGCATCGCTGCGGCTGACCCAACGGCAGACCGAGCACCCCGGGCCCTTCTCGACCTCGGTACGGCCGTATACCCGGGAGCCCATGGAATGTTGGAAAGACCCTACGGTCTACGAGGTGACCCTCTGCTGGGGCAGCCAAACCAGCAAAACGACCACCCTGATGGCCGGCCTGGCCTGGCTAATCGCCAACGAGCCGAGCCCGGCCTTGTGGCTAATGCCCACCGAGAGCCTCGCCAGATCATTCTCCAAGTCACGCTGGCTGCCCATGCTCGAGGACAGCCCGGCCATGCTCGAGTGCTACCCGGCCGAGGCCGACAAGATCACCAACCTCGAGCAGAACTTCACTCGGTCGACCCTGACTTTCGTAGGATCCAACAGCCCGGCCAACCTAGCCAGCCGCCCGGTTCGGGTGCTCATCGCCGACGAGGTCGACAAGTTCGCCGAGGCAACCGCCCGGGAGGCCGACGCCCTCGACCTGGCCGAGCAGAGACTCAAGAGCTTCTCCAGCTCCAAGGCCTTTATGACCAGCACACCGACGGTGGTCGAAGGCCGGATCTGGCAGCGCTTCCTCCGCGGGGACCAGCGCCGCTACTACCTGCCCTGCCCACACTGCCGGGAGTATATCAAATTGGAATGGCGCCAGGTGACCTGGGACGACGCCAAGGCCGAGGACGGCAAACACGACCTGGCCAAGATCCGAGCCTCGGCTCACTACGTCTGCCAACTGTGCCAAGGTAAAATCACCGACTCTCACAAGGTGGCAGCCCTCCGACATGGCCAATGGCGCCCGGAGAACCCAAACGCTATGCCTGGTGTTCGATCTTACCACCTCAGCAGCCTCTACAGCCCCGATCGCAAGTGCACCTGGGGATATCTGGCTGTCTCGTTCCTCGAGGCCAAAGCATCGATGGCCGGCCTCCAAGGCTTCATCAACGGCAACCTTGCAGAGCCCTGGGAGCAACAGGACGTGCAGCAGGAGCGCACCGAGACCGCGGCCACCGTGACCGTCGATGGCGGCCGGCGCTATCTGACCGCCGACGTCCAGGCCGTGGCGCCGTTCCTCTGGTGGGTGTGTAGGGAATGGAAAGACGGCAACTCTACCCTGATTGCTGCCGGCCATGCCGACGACTTCGCAGCCCTTCGCCGGGTGCAGGTGGCCCTCGAGGTCCATGACATGGATGTCGGCATCGACAGCGGCTTCAACACGCAGACGGTTTACGACGCCTGTGCCTCCTATTCCTCGGTGACCTCCAACCCGATTACCTTCCCGTGCGGCCTCCGCTACCCTCCCGAGGGCGGCCTCCGCAAGCCCATGGTGATTGGCTGGATGCCACTTAAAGGCCGGGAGACCGGCGCCCGGTTTACAGCAGCCACCGGGGCGGTGCACCCTTTCGGCCTGTCGACATCTTCCTCGATGAGGACCGACGTTGTGCAGCCCCTCCTGGTGTTCGACACCGAGCACCTCCGAGATATGCTCTCCAGGCTAAGGAAGGGCGACATCGACCGGGAATGGGGCGTCCATCAGGATCCGCCCAACGTCCAGGCCGAGGGAGCCTACATCGCCGAGCCCGACCTATACTGGCGCCACCTGGACTCGCACGTCCTACGTCCCCAGGCCAACCGCGCGGGTCGCATCAAGCACGTCTGGGTTAAGAGAAATCAGAAATGGCCGGACCATCTTCACGACTGCGAAATCATGCAGCTCGCCATGGTGATGCTCTGGAATGATCTTGTTACGTCAAGCGAGTCAATAGCCAGCTAACCTATTGAAGTCACCCTGGGATCGGTGAAGATCCGCCCGAGGTGTTCACGTTTACCGTAGCCATCAAGAGGGCCTATCTCCGCAGTGTCTACTCGACACTGGGCGGTGTGACGCTCCTGGCTGCCTTGGCTGCTAAGTCTATCGCCGCGGCCACAGTGATCGAGTCCGGCCAGGTGGTCCGGTCGACATCATCCTCCGATGTGTCGGTCGAGTTTGCCGAGCCCGGCAAAGGTGCCCCCACACCATCCGAGATGGTCGAGATGTGGGAAAGCCTGGTCGATGACTACGACCTGGCCGTCTATTACCTCGAGCAGGACGGCAACCTTACGCCCACCGACGCCCAGATCTACACCAAGATGGTGGGCGTGGTTCTGGTTGCAGCCACCAGTTTCGGCGGCGACTTCTCTAACTTCCGCCGTGAGGCGTCCTACCGGATGGGCATGAGCTGATGGGATTCCTCGACACCATCCTGAGCAAGTTCCGGTCGGCGCCTGTCGACCGCTACGAAGGCGCGTCTAACTCGATCCGCCGGTCCTTCCTGGACACCAGCTACACCTCGGTGCGGTTCGATGTGACTGCCTCTACCCGGCAGCAGATCGTCCGAAAGTCCCGATTCTTCGAGCAGAACAACGCGGTGATGAATCGCCTGGGCGACCTGTTCGAGAACTACACCGTCGGCAGCAACTTCTCGGTCCAGCCGGCCTCATCGAATCCCGACTGGAATCTCCGAGCTAAGAAATGGTGGGACACCTGGAGCCGCTACCCTGACATCGGATCCCGGCAGTCTTTCGGCACCCTGATGTCGCTGGCAGCCCGTGGCTGGTTCTACGATGGTGAATCCTTTATCCTCCTGACCAAGGGCGAGACCGGCCGGCCCCGCCTGCAGCTAATTGAGCCGCAGCAGGTCTCCACTCCCGCTGGCCAGGAGGGCCTTCCTGATGTGTTCGACGGCGTCCGGTTCGATCCTAAGACTGGTCGAGCCATCTCCTTCTATTGCGGCCAGGAGCAGCAACAGGGACAGCTTACCGACATCCGGTCCATTTCTTCCGACTCGGTGGTCCACATTTACGAGGCCCAGCGTGCCGGCCAGCTCCGCGGCCTGCCTTTTGTGGCCTGTGTGATCAACGACCTTCACGACCTGGACGACTTGCAAAAGCTCGAGATGGAAAGCTGCAAGCTCGCCTCCAGCGTGGCCCAGGTCATTAAGACAAGCTCCGGTGAGGTGCAGGCAACCAGCCTCCGATCCGGTGTTGCTGGATCCCAGGGCACCGCCCAGAACTACTACGAGAACATCTTCGGCGCCTCGGTCAAGGTGATGAAGACTGGCGACGAGTTCGAGCAGTTCAGCGCTGACCGCCCGAATGTTAATATGCGCGAGTACTGGCGCAGCCTCACCGAAAAGGTGTGCGCCGGCGTCGGTATTCCTTACGTCCTGGTCTTTCCAGAGTCGATGCAGGGCACCGTCTACCGGGGCTCACTCGATATGTCATCGGTGTGGTTCAGGAGTCGGCACCAGGTGATGGCCTCGGCCGCCCGACGTATCTGGGAGTACGTCATGGAGTACGCCATCCGCACCGACCCAACTCTCAGGGACAGCCCTGATGACTGGTACGAGGTGGCCATCCAGGCGCCCCGGGCCCCTAACGTCGACGTCGGTCGCAACTCAGCCGCACAGCTAAACGAGCTTGGTGCCGGCATTACCACCTACGACGAGATCTACGGCGCCCGAGGCATCGACTGGCGATCCGCCCTGGAGGCCAAGGCCCAACAAGCCCGGTACATCCAAGACCTGGCAGTCAAATACGGCCTCGATGTCTCCCAGATCTCGACCGCGCAGAAGCAGCCGATAGCACCGGAGCCTGCCGCGGCCGCTCTCGAGCAGCCACCTTCCGAAGAGATGCCCGAGCCGATCCCGGCCGAGCCCATCGAAGAGGTGGTTGCGGTGATCGAGCCCAAGAAGCGGAAAACCAGAGCCAAGAAAACCGAATGACTAAAGTTACCAACTGGCTTTCCTACAGCCCCCGAGCCTCGGTTCATGAGCCGGCGGTGCTCCAGATATTCGACCAGATCGGCGAGGACTGGTTCGGTGGTTCAGGCATTTCTGCTAAGGCATTCTCCGATGCTCTCCAGTCTGTAGGCCCCGGCCCCCTCGTGGTCGAGATCAACAGCCCAGGTGGCAACGTCTGGGACGGCCTGGCCATCTATAATATGCTGCGAGGCCGGCAGGCGCCGGTGACTACCCGGGTGGTCGGCATCGCTGCATCGATTGCTTCGATCATTGCCCTGGCAGGTGACAGCATCGAGATGGCCGAGGCCTCGCTGTTCATGATCCATGACCCGTCTGGAATGGTGGCAGGCACCTCAGACGATATGCGGAAGATGGCCAACGCCCTCGACCAGCACGCGGAGATCCTGGCCGGCATCTACACCAAGCGCACCGGCAAGACCTCAGCTCAGATCCGCGCGGCAATGACC